GCGAGCAGTTCACCGACTCGGCCGGCTACAAGGCGGCGATCAGCGCCTACCGTGAGGCGGGGCGCCTGCCGTCCGGGTTCTCCACGGGCGCCGTGGCGCTGGAGGCGAAGGGCACGCTGCTGGAGGGCGCCGGCGCGCCGGGCTCCGGCACGGGCGGCGGGCTGATCCCGGTCCCGCAGGTCGTGCCGGGCGTCGTCGAGACGCTGTTTCAGTCGCTGCGATTCGCGGACCTGATCCTGGCGGGTCAGACGTCGGGCAACTCGATCCGCTACGTGGTGGAGGGCACCGCGACCTCGGGTGCCGCCGGTGTCGCCGAGGCCGGCACCAAGCCCGAGTCCACGCTCGCACTGTCGACCAGGGACGAGCCGGTCAAGAAGGTCGCGACGCTGCTGCCGATCTCCGAGGAGATGCTCGAGGACGCGCCGGCGGTGCAGTCCTACATCAACGGGCGCCTCTCGCTGTTCGTGCGGATCGAGGAGGAGCGCCAGCTCTTCCGCGGCACGTCCGGCGGCAACGAGGTGCAGGGCATCCTGACGAGCCGCAGCGTCCCGATCTACGCGGGTGGCACGGCCGCCGGCAACAAGGCCGAGCAGCTGTTCAAGGCGATGAACGGCATGCGCGGATCGGCATTCGTCGAACCCGAGTGGGTCGTGTTGCATCCGACGGACTGGCAGGACTGCCGTCTGCTCAAGGACTCCTCCGGGCAGTTCTTCGGTGGCGGCCCGTTCCTCGGGTCCTACGGTGGCCCGCAGGGTCCGATCGGCGCGTCCGGGCAGGTCTCCGGCGCGCAGGACTCGATCTGGAACAAGCCGGTCTACGTCACGGCCGCGATCGGCGGCGCCGGCACGGCGCTCGTCGGCACGAGGGCCGGCGCGCAGATCTGGCGCCGCGGCGGGATGAGCGTCGAGGCGACGAACTCGCACTCGACGTTCTTCGCGCTCAACCTCGTCGCGATCCGCGCCGAGGAGCGTCTCGGGCTCGCGGTCTACCGCCCGGGCGCGTACGTCGAGGTACGTCTGGCGTAGGAATCGTGGGGCGGGAGGCTGCTGGCTTCCCGCCCCGCTCCAGCGATGCCCGATCCCTTCATCTCTGTGCAGGACCTGACCGACTATCTCGGCCGCGACGTCACGACGGATGACGGTGCCCTCTTCGCGGTCGACGCGGCCTGCGACACCTGCCGCACTGTCGCCGAGCAGTCGTTCAACGAGACCGTCGGCGATGTCATCACGCTCGATGGTTCCGGCACCGACGCGCTGCTGTTGCCGCGACTGCCGGTGAACGCTGCGGGAACCGTGCTCGTAAGCGGCTCGGCGATCACCGACTACATGCTCAACGGCAACGGCATCCTGTTCCGGGGCTCCGTCGGCGCGGCACTGGACGCCGCAGACCCGCGTCCGGTCTGGCCGGCCGGCCGTCAGAACGTGGTCGTCACCTACGATCACGGCTACGGGACCGTGCCGGCCAGTGTCAGGATGGTCGCGCTGTCGATCGCCACACGGCTCATCGTCCAGGGCGTCGCGATAGAGGAGACGATCGGGGACGTGAAGGTTCGCTACGCGGTCGCGGCGACGGACCTGACGAACGGGGAGCGGCGCATCCTCGGGAAGTACAGGCAGATCCGCTGATGCCGCTCTCGACCTTCCTCAACGGCCGGGCCCCGACACGCGGACTGCCATGGCTCGCGCTCTCCGACACGGGGAACGTTCTGATTCGGACCTCCGTGGACGACTCGGGTGGCGGCGCGACACAATCCTGGACCGCCGGGAGCGCACTGCCATGCAGGATCGATCCGCTCGGCACCCGTGGCCGCGGGCTCGTCGGCGGGCGCATCGACGAACGCTCCACGCATGTCGTGACCGTCCCAGCCGGCACTCCGGTGGCGAGTGAGGATCGCTTCGCGATCACGGGCCGCGGCACGTTCGAGGTGCTCGCGACGCATGATCGAACGGCGGAATGGACACGACCGTTCGAGGTCATGGAGGTCGAATGAGACTGCTCTGGCACTCCAACGCGCCCTGGTCCCCCACGGGCTACGGCAATCAGACGGGCCTGTTCGCGCCGGCGCTCGCCGAGCACTACAAGCTCGCGATCAGCTCGTTCTACGGACTCGAGGGCGCCCCGATCGTCTGGAACGGCATCCCCGTGCTGCCGGGCATCGGCGGCGACTTCGGCGGCGAGTACCTCGTTCGTCACGCCCGCCAGCACTTCGCCGGCGACCCGCGCGGCGGGCTCGTCGTGACGCTGATGGACGTGTGGGTACTCGATGCGCAGTGGGCGAGCCAGGTCAACATGGCGTGCTGGTGCCCGATCGATCACGAGCCGCCACCGCCGAAGGTCGTGCAGTTCTTCCTGGAGTCGGGCGCCGTGCCGATCGCGATGAGCCGCTTCGGCGAACGGATGCTCGGTCGGCTCGACCCGCTTTACGTGCCGCACGCGGTCGACACCGAGGTCTACGAGCCTCACGACAGGCGCGTGATTCGCGAGCAGGTCGGCTTCCCGCGCGATGCCTTTCTCGTCGGGATGGTCGCGGCGAACAAGGGGCGCCCGTCGCGCAAGGGCTTCTCCCAGGCGTTTCAGGCGTTCCGCAAGCTCGCCGAGCGTCACGAGGACGCCTACCTTTACCTGCACACGATGGTCAACCCGGGGATCGCCGCCGGGGAGAACATCCCGGCGCTGCTGGACGCGCTCGAGATTCCGTCCGAGAGGGTGCTGATCGCCGACCAGTACCGAGTCCTCTTCGATCCGTACTCGCACTCGGCGATGGCGAAGCTCTACTCGGCGATGGACGTGCTGCTGAATCCATCGATGGGTGAGGGCTTCGGTATCCCGGTGCTCGAGGCGCAGGCGTGCGGGACGCCGGCGATCGTGACGGACTTCAGCTCGATGCCGGAGGTCTGCGGCGCCGGTTGGCACGTCGCGTGCCGGCCCCATTGGACGGGGCTGGATTCCTGGCAGGCCACCCCGGACGTCGACGACATCGCGAGCGCGCTGGAGGAGTGCTACGGCCTGGGCGCCCGCAAGCGCGCGCAGCTCTCGCTCACCGCTCGTAGGCACGCGGCCGGCTACGCGCTGCCAAGGGTGCTCAAGCAGCATTGGCTGCCGGCGCTGCGGATCATCGAGCAACGCTTCGCCGACCGCGAACCGATCAGGATCGCCGCGGCATGAGGGTCGGTTGGCTCGCCGATCAGACCGCCGAGCCCGGTGGCGCCGAGCTCACTCAGGCCGAGTTCCGTGTCGCCGCGCCTGAGGGTGTCGAGATCGTGGACTGCCCGCCCGGCGCGGTTATCGAGGACTGCGAGCGCTACGTCGTGCATAACGCGGTGCAGTACACGCTCGACGATCTCAAGCCTCTCGGCGGCAAGCCCTCGTTGAAGTACTGGCACGACGTCGGACCGCATCTCCAAGACGACATGCGGAAGAGGCTCTCAGGGATGCGGCAGGTCTGCTGCAGCCCGCCGCAGGCCGACTACATGGGCCTGAGCGACCGCGCGCGCTGCGTGCCGCCCCCGGTGGACCTCGACCGCTTCAGGAGGGCTGCTGAGAGCGCGAACGGGGCGCGCTCAGGCGCTTTGAGCGTCGGGTACTGGCGCAACTATGGGAAAGCGCCTCATCGGGCCGCAGAATGGGCCGCGGGCAACGGTGGCATCGACTTCTACGGCGGTGGCGTGTTCGCGCCCGCAGGCTCCCGCGAGATCGCCTACGAGGGAATGCCGCAGCTGCTCGCGCGCTACCGCACGTTCGTGTTCCTGCCGATCGTGATCGAGCCGTTCGGGCGCGTCGTCGCCGAGGCGTGGGCGGCCAGCTGCGAGATCGTGACCAACCGGCTCGTCGGGGCGCGCTGGTGGATCGAAGAGGACCCCGCACGACTGGAGACCGCGGCCGAGGACTTCTGGAGCCTGGCACTCCGATGAGGACCGCGATCATCGTTCCGACCGTCAACCGTTCCCACCTGCTCGCGCGGCTGCTGTATTCGATTCACTCCTCGACGATCAAGCCGCACGATGTCTACTTCATGGTCGAGGAGGCCGATGAGGCGACCCAGCGAGTGCTGAAGGAGCGAATGGGCTGCCACGTCATGCTTGGGGCGTTTGGCTCCTACACGAAGGCGGCGAACGAGGGTGTGCGTCGCACGGCCGAGCCCTACTTCCTCGTCGCCAACGACGACGTGATCTTCCATCCCGACTGGGATGTCGAGGCGCTCAAGCTCATGCGCGACTCGATCAGGGTCGTCGGGATTGACCAGGGCGACGGCCGCACCGACTGCTTCTTCCTCGTCGACCGCCGCTACATCGCCGAACGGTCCGGCGTCCACGACGAGCCCGACGCCTTCTTCCACGACGGCTACCGCAGCCAATTCTGCGACACCGAGTTCGCGGAACTCGCCAAGGCCCGCGGCGTCTGGGCGGATGCGCCAGGCGCGCTGATCGAGCATCGTCACTGGACCTTCGGCAAGGCCGAGGTGGATGCGAACTACCAGGTGGCGATCGCGAGCGTCGATCATGATCAACGGCTCTACCAGGAACGCAGGCGAGCATGGGCGGCCTGATTCACGTCGGCGCCTGGGACGGCCGAGAGTACATTGGCGATCATCGTCGACTGCTTCTGTTCGAGCCGCAGGCCGCAGCGTTCGCGGAGCTTGAGGCGAACCTCGGCGACGCCCCCAACGTCGAGCTCGTGAACGCAGCAGCGGGCGCCGAGGAGGGACCGGCGACCATGCACGTCTTCGAGCCCAATCACTCATCCTCCCTGCTTCAGCCACTGGTCCCACGCTTCTCCACGCCCGTGATTCCCGAGATCGCGTACGTTGGCACCGAGACGGTCACGGTCGTGACGCTCGACGGCTATCTCGGCGGTCGCGACGACTTCGACACCCTGCGTATCGACACTCAGGGCTACGAGCTCGAAGTCCTGCGCGGCGCGATGCGAACGCTCCGGACGCTCGAGCGCGTCGAGCTGGAGTTGCACGATCCGAACACGTATGCCGGCGCAGCCGGGCTCCCCGAGTTGGACGAATTCATGGTCTCGCAGGGGTTCACGCGGACGGGGCTGGACACCGAGCGCAGCGATGGCCTCGGCGACGCGACTTACGAGCGCTCATGACGCGCGTCCTAGTCACCGGCGCCTCGGGCTTCGTCGGCTCGCACATCATGAACCTGCTGCGGAGCACCGATTGGGACGTGGGGACGATCACGGACACGGGTCCAGACCTCCGGTCTCCTCTGGAGTTCGACCCGGTCGACGTGGTGATCTCGCTCGCGGCCACCGCTGACCCCCGAGTCGCGCTGCGCGACCCGGCGGCCGCCTACGAGAACAACGTGCGGATCATGGTCAACACGCTGGAGTACGCCCGGCGCGTCGGCGCTCGTGTCCTGCACGTCTCAACGAACGAGGTCTACGGCGAGGGGGGCGGCCTCGTCTATCGACGCGGGCCATACGTTCCCGTCTATCGACCGCGCGGGCCATACGCGGGCGCCAAGGCGTGCCAGGAGATCATCTGCGAGACCTACCAGGACGTTCCGATCACGATCGTGGTGACTCAAAGCCTGTTCGGTGAACGCCAACAGCCGGACAAGCTTGTTCCGACCGCGATCCGATCGCTCCTCGCCGGCAGCCCGATCATGCTTCAACGCAACGGAACCAGGTGGGCGTCACGACCGTTTCTGCATGCGGCCAACCTAGCCGAAGCGTTGCTGATCCTCGCACGCAACGGAGGATCCGGGAGCCGCGTGCACGTCGGCTCAGACCGGGCCCTATCCGTCAGGAATGTGGTCGACACGCTCGCAGACGCATTGGGCAAGGAACCGAACATCGAACCGGTTCCCGCAGGAGATCGTTCCGGTCACGAGCCGCATGTGCAGCCGATTGGGTGCGACATGAGTGGATGGAAGCCTCGGTACCCGACGGTACTCGCGTTGCAAGACGTTGCGCGCTGGTATCGCGAGTACCCGCAGTGGCTGGAGCCGCGGTGACTTGGGACATGCTCCTGCCGCACATTCCGCATCGTCACGCGAAGCTGCTCGAGCTGCTGGACGTCCTCGCGCCACAGATGTGTCCCGGGGTCGGAGTCATCATCTACCACGACAACCTCCAGGCCACGTACGGAGAGAAGTGCCAGACGCTGCTGGAGGCGTCCAGCGCAGACTACGTCTCATTCCTCTCCAACGACGACTCGGTCAGCCCCGACTACGTCAACCGCATCTGCGAGGCGCTCGAATCCGAGCCCGACTACGTCGGCTACTGGGTTCGCTACACGATCGATGGCGTGCGGCAGGAGCCCACGATCCACTCGTTGCAATACGACGATTGGGGCAACGCCCCCAATCTGCTGTACCGGGACATCACTCAGTTCAACCCGATCCGACGGGACCTCGCGATGCGAGTGCCGTTCCGAGGCCACTCGTACGCTGATCGCGATTGGGCCACCGACCTTCGCGCCCTCGGGTGCGTGAAGAGCGAGGTCTTCATCGACGACGAGATGTACTACTACCAGTGGAGTCCATCGGACTTCTTCGAGTCCAGCCGTCGACCGGTGCCCGAGGAGCAAATCCCGTCGCTGCCCGATCACCCGTTTGTGAGATACATCTGATGTTCCGCTCGCGCCTGCCAGAGATCGCCACGCTGCTGCACCCGACGGTCCAGGCCGCGCTCAAGGCCGGTGCCGAACGGATCGCCGAGAACGCGCGTCAGCGCGTGCCGGTCCAGTCCGGCAGGCTGCGCGACGCGATCCACGTCGAGGAGGACGATGGCAGCTTCTATGTCGTGGCTGGCAACACCGAGGTCTTCTACGGGCACATCGTTGAGCACGGTGGCGCTCACACCCCGCCGCGCCCGTTCCTGGTCCCAGCGCTCGAGGAGAACGCCGACAGCGTCCTCGGCGCGGTCACGAGCGCCTTAGGGCGGCTCTGATGTCGACCGCGATCCGGCGCGCGCTGTACGGACGCATGAGCGCCGACGTGACACTCAACGGCCTGCTCGCCACACCGGCGGCAGGCTTCGCGAAGGCGATCTACCACCAGCAGGCGCCCGACAAGGCCGCGTTCCCATTCGTGATCTTCTCGAAGTCATCCGGCGTGCCGACCGAGGCGATGAGCGACCCGTCCGCGTTCGACACCGACGTCTGGCTCGTCAAGGGCGTCGATCGCAACACGACGGCCGACGGCGCCGAGGCGATCGCCATTCGGCTCAACGCGCTCCTGAACGACGGGGCGCTCTCGATCAGCGGCGGCACACTGCTCTACCTGCGCCGCCAATCCGACGTGGAATACGCCGAGGTTATCGACGGCGTGCAGGTCAAGCACGCCGGCGCCCTGTACAGGCTCATCTACGAGTAGGCGCCGCCGGGAGGCGGCCAGCCCGGAACCTCCTCGCACCGTTCGGCGGCGAGGACAACCCAGGAGGTCAATGTGCCGAAGTTCGTAATGAAGAACGCCTTCATCCAGGTGAACGGCGTGAATCTGTCCGACCACTGCTCCTCGGTGGCAGTCGAGTCAACGGCCGACGAGGTCGATCTGACCGCGTTCACGAGCGCGGCCTACCGCGAGTTCGGACAGGGCTTCAAGGACGCCACGATCACCGCGACGTTCTTCCAGGACTACGACGCCGCGAAGGTCCATGCGACGCTGCAGCCGCTGTACGACGCGGGCGGCACGTTCGCCGTCTACGCCAAGGCGGACGCCGGCGCGACGTCATCGACGAACCCGCGGGTCGAGCTCGTGACGGCTCGCATGTTCGGCTACAGCCCGCTCGCCGGTGCTGTCGGCGACGCGAGCACGATGGACGTCGAGTTCCGCAACGCCGGCACCGCCGGCATCACGTACGGCACCACCGGCAGCCCGTAAACCAACAACCCGCCGGGCCACGACGACGCGACCCCTTCGCGGGGCATCGCAGCGTCACGGGCCTACCGGCAGAGAGGAAGGATCGCTGTGCAGCGATCAACGAAGGACGCCTGGCTTCAGGGACCGGGCGATCTCAAAGAGGCCGACGTCGAGGATGTCCCGATCCCGGGGCAGTCGGTGCGCGTGCGCGGGCTCCCGGCGCGCTACTCGGCGGAGGTTCAGGGGCAGCTCAAGCTCGTGACCGAGGGGCGCGAGCAGATCGCGAGGATCGACGTTCCCGCGATGGAGATGCTCCAGTTCGTCCACGGCGTGATCGATCCGCAGTTCTCGGAGGCCGAGGCGCGGCAGGTCCAGGAGCGCTACGGGCCGGCGTTCAAGAAGGTGATCGCCAAGATCGACGAGCTCTCGGGGATCGACAAGGAGGCGATCGAGAAGACCGAGCAGCGGTTTCCGGTTGGCGGAGCAGGCCCGGCAGGGACGGACATGGGTAATGGAGCTCCCGCCGGGAGTGGCGGATCCGCTGTTCGTGCACGAACTCGCACTGGAGTTGGGGATGACGGTCTCTGAGATCGGGGAGCGCATGTCCGCGCACGAGCTGTGCGTGGCGTGGCCGGCGTTCTTCGAGTACCGGCAACGCGAAGCCGAACGCGAGGCTGAGAAGCGCTCGCGGCGGAGAAGGCGCTGAATGGCACCGCCCGCCGCAGTCCTCGCGGTGCTCGTCCGCGCGCAGGGCATCACCGAGACCGCGACCAAGGTGCGCGGCCTCAACGACGATCTCGAGAAGGCCGGGACTCGTGGTGCGAAGCACCTGGGAGCCTTGAAGATCGCCGCTGGCGCGCTGGGAGGGATCGTGGCGTTCGAGACGCTGAAAAAGGGCATTGGAGCGGCCGTCGATGAGTTCCAGGAAGCCCGGAAGGTCGGTGCTCAGACCAGCGCCGTCCTGAAGTCGACCGGCGGTGTGGCCCATGTCAGCGCGAAGCAGATCACGGACCTCGCGGGCAGCATCAGCAAGAAGGTCGGGATCGATGATGAGGCGATCCAGTCCGGGGAGAATCTGCTGTTGACGTTCAAGAACGTGCGCAACGAGACCGGCCGGGGGCGAGACATCTTCAATCAGGCGACCCAGGCCGCGGTTGATCTGAGCGCCGCGGGGTTCGGAAGCCTGCACTCGACGTCGATCCAGCTCGGCAAGGCGCTGAACGACCCGGTGAAGGGGATGACGGCGCTCGCTCGCGCCGGCGTCACGTTCTCTGACGATCAGAAGAAAGCGATCAAGGCGCTGCTGGATACCGGCAAGGCCGCTGATCGCGTGAAAGCGCAGCAGATCATCCTCAGGGAAGTCCAGTCGCAGGTCGGTGGGTCGGCAGCGGCGCAGGCGACGACGCTGGACAAGCTGAAGGTCACGCTGTCGAATGTGGCCGAGGCTGCGGGAGCCGTGCTCGTGCCAGCGATGGATAAGGGCGCGAAGATCCTGAATGAGTTCTTCGGTCAGATCATGGAGAACCGTGGGGTTGGCGGCGCGCTCGTCTCTACGTTCAAGGATCTCGGGGCGGTGATCGGAACCGTCGTGTCAATTGTCAGCGGCGCCGTCGGATGGTTCAAGGAGCATGAGACCGTGACGCGGGCGCTGGCCGCGGCAGTCGTCGTGTTCGCCGCTGCCTACGCGGTCAGCCTGATCCCCGCGCTGATCGCGACGACCGCCGCCGTCTACGCGCAGGTGGCAGGCTGGATTGCGTTGAAGATCGCGTTTCTCGCCAGTCCGATCGGGCTGATCGTCGTCGGGATCGCGGCACTCGCTGCCGGCCTCGTCATCGCCTACCAGAAGAGCGAGACGTTCCGCGACATCGTCAACGCCGTCTGGGACGCGATCAAGACCGCGATCGGATGGGTCGTGAACCTCACCGGTTCGATCATCCGGCTCGCCGGCGAGCTCGTGAGTGCCGGACGCGCCGCGATCACGGGTTTCGTGAACGGCATCAAGGCGATGGCCGGGTTCCTCGTCGGCGCCGGCCACTGGATCATCGACAGGATCGCCGAGGGCGTGAAGACGATCACGACCGCGGTCGCCGACATCGGAAGGTGGATCCTGACCTCCTACGTTGGTCTAATCAAGGCCGAGGTCGGTGGTCTCACGGCTGTCGGCTCATGGATCCTTGGCGTGATCGCGACCGGTTTCAGGGCGGTGCTCGGACCGCTGGGTGAGGCGGCCGCGTGGCTGCGTCACAACATCGGCGAACAGGTCAAGCAGGAGGTCGGCGCGATCGCCGGCATTGGCGGTTGGATCGTCGGAGCAATCGTAGGAGGGATTAAGGCGTCGCTGGATGCCGTGAAGGATGCTGCGAAGTGGCTGAAGGACAAGCTCGTCGACGCGGTGAAGGACTTCTTCAAGATCGGCTCGCCATCGAAGGTGATGGAGGACCTCGGCGCGAGCATGATCGGCGGGCTGGTGAAGGGCTTCACGAGTGTGGACATCAAGGGGATGATCGGCACCACGTTCGGCGGGATGGAGAGCCTCGCGGGCAACCTAGTCGGCGGCAAGTCGCTTGGTGGCGTCGGGCTTGGCGGCGTTTACGGCAAGGACGATCTGTCTCGGTGGTTGACGACGGCGCTCCTGATAACGCGGCACTTCAGCGCCGACAACCTGAAGGCGCTCTATGGCCGCGCGATGCAGGAATCCACTGGTAACCCGCATGCGATCAACCTGTGGGACATCAACGCACAGCAGGGCCATCCATCGAAGGGCCTGCTGCAGACGATCGATTCGACGTTCAACGCCTACAAGATGGCCGGGCACGGTGACATCTGGAACCCGGTCGACAACGCGATCGCTGCGATCCGCTACATGTTCGCGCGCTACGGGCACATCGTTGGCCCGTCAGGCGCCGGGTATGAGAAGGGAACGCTCGGTGCTCAGCGTGGCTGGGCGTGGGTCGGCGAGCGCGGCCCCGAGCTTGTGCGCTTCCGCGGCGGCGAGCGCGTCTACCCGCATGAGCAGTCGGTCGGTGGCGTCACGGTCAACATCGCGAACGCCGACATGCGCTCGATCACGAGCGCGCACGTCTTCGCCAACAAGCTCGCGTTCCGGCTCGCATGACTCGCGTGCAGATCGCATCGGAGGGCTGGGGCTGGGTCGCCGACACGACCGGCAGCGGCGTGCGCGAACTGGCCGCGATGCCCGTGACGTTCTCCGGCGTGATCTACGACGCGGCCGTCGGCGGCAGCGTGATCTCGAGCCCGGTGACGGACTCACGGGGCGTGATTCCCGGATGGGTCGAAGAGGGCACTTACACGCTGACGGTGAATGGAGTGACGCAGACCGTCCAGGCTGTGTCAGGTGCCGACACATGGTATCCAGTTCCGACGATTGACGATACGAACAATCTCAATGCGTATCTGCTTGCCAACAACGAGACGCGACTGCGCAAGGGGATTTATGTCATCTCCGGTAGCGGTATTCAGGTTGCTGCCGACACGTTGACGCTGAGCGGCTCCGGCGAGTCGGGTACAACGGGCGATGAGGGAACCGTGCTGCGTTATACAGGCAGCGGAACTGTCATCGGCAACTCCAATTCGGCCATCCTTCGACGGCGGTTCAAGCTCACCGACCTAACGGTCGACACTCGCGCAGCGCAAGCCGGGCACAAGGCGCTAGTAATGAACAACTTCCTCGAAGCCGTCGTTGAGAATGTCCATCTCAACGGGACCGGAGCAGCTGGCACGGCTCTACAGCTGCTTGGTACTACCGCGACGTACTTCAATCGTTTCATCAATCTTCACGCGGTCGCCGGAGTCGCGTGCGTGGACATTGGGGACGGATGCAACGCGAACACATGGATCGGCGGCATTCTTGAGGGCGCGGGCATCGCGGTGAAGTGCAATCCGGCAAGCGTCCAGACTTCCGAATGCAAGTTCATTGACACCGCCATTCAGACGAGCAACGCGGAGGTCCTCCAGCTTGGTACCGGCGCGGCAGCGTGCCGTAACTTCGAATTCAACTGCTGCCGCTTCGAGCCTGCCACTTCCACGCTGACATTGGGTACGAACGGCATCAGGATCATGTTCCTCGGAGGGACGCTAGCGGGCACGGTGACGATCTCGGATAGCGGCGTGGAGAACACGTTCCTCATGCCGTCCTCGACGCTGTTCAAGCTCGGCTCAGTGAACGCAACGGCGAAGCGGACGATTGATCTGCTGAATGCCAACGCTGGCATCACTATCGGCAACGATGCTGCCGTCAATCTCTACCGTAGCGCTGCGAGTCGTTTGAAGACGGACGCGACATTGGAGGTCGCTGGGTCGGTGCATTCGTTCCGAGGCGGCGCGAATGCGATGCGCCTAACAGATTCGGGCATTGAATGCACTGGCACGAACGCCGCTCAGGCGTTGTTGATCGACTCGAAGGGCACCGGCGCGATTCTGCTGAACACGGCGAACGGCGCGACGGGTGGGACGAAGATCGAAGTGGCTGCCGGCAAAGTCGGATTCTACGGGACAGCGCCAGTGACCAAGAGAACGCTTGCTGCGGCAGCCACGGATGCGGCGACGACACAGACGCTTGCGAATTCGCTGCGACAGGCGCTAATCGACCTAGGACTCGGCGCCTAACTAATGAGCCCGATCCTCGTCGACCTTCCAGCCAGCGACGGTCCGGTCACCATCGACGACGCGACCGGCTCGCCCGTGACACTCCACGAAACCGCGACACGACGCCTACACAGCGTCAGCGGACTCGTGGCGATCCCGACGCCGAGGGCGAGCATCCGCTCGCGCCCCACCGCGCACGGCGTGATCGACGAGACGCACTGGACAGACGGGCGCCTAGTCGCGCTCGAGGGTTTCATCTTCGGCGAGGATCGCGCCGCGGCAATCCGAGAGCTCCGGCTGATCGAGAAGCCGCTGCTGGAAACACTCGACAACGGCCCGGCGCTCTTGAAGTGGACCGAGCAGGGCAACGGCGGGCTCGCACTCCAGGCGGCGGTGAAGCTCGCATCGGATGTCGAACTCGTGCTCGAGGGCGGCCCGCCGATTCTGCGCTACCAGGCGCAGCTGCTCGCGCAAGACCCGCGCGCGTACTCGCAGACGCTCACGACGGCGACGGGCGGAACGATCGGCACGAGCCCCGGTGGGATGACGTTCCCGCGCACATTCCCGATCACGTTCGCCGCCAGCGCGGGCGGAACGGTCGCGGTGAGCAACGAGGGCAACCGTCCGACGCCGGCCATGTTTCGGCTCTACGGGGGCGTGACGGACGCGCAGATCCTGCTCGTCGGGACCGCGAAGAAGATCGCGATCAGCGGGACGATCGCCCCGGGCGACTACCTGGAGATCGACGCGCAGGCTCGAACGATGATGTTGAACGGCACGTCGAGCGCACTGCACTACCTGGATCCTGCCGCTACGACGTGGTTCGAGCTGCCGGTTGGGACGAGCACGATCCAGGCGTTCGCGTTCGCGTTCGACGCGGTCGCCCGCTGCGACGTCCTCTACCGATCCGCCTACGCCTAGGAGCGATCCTTGACCACCACGATCAGCCCAGCGCTCGGCCATGCACCCCTGATGACTCAGGCCGGGACGGGGGCCTCGCCGGGGTACGACGCGGTCGATGTTCGCCGGATGGTCGAGCGGTTCGACACCGGTGAGGGCGTCGCGAGCTACGGTAGCTTCCGCGTGTCGCAGCGCGGCGCCGGCGCGAACATGTCGGTCGACATCTCGATGGACCAGCAGGCCCAGGTGCGCGGTGACGCGGTTGCGCTCCAAGGGCTCTACGAGATCGCGCCGCATGCGAGCACGATCAACGAGGTGATCGGCACGGCGGACGCGACGAATCCGCGGATCGATCAGGTCGTGCTCGAGGTGCTCGACACGACGCATGATGCGAGTGGCTCGAGTCTCGCCCGTACGCGTGTCGTCGCCGGCACGCCGACGGGTGGCGCGACCTTGGACAACAGGACGGGTGCCGCGGCGACGCCGAGCTCGGCGATCCTGCTCGCCGACGTGCTCGTGGCAGCCGGTGTCGCGTCGATCACGGATGCCGCGATTCGCGACCGCCGACCGTTCCAGGCCGGGTCGGTGCCGCCGCTGCTGACCGACGTCGACATGGTCGGATTCACACCGCCGTTCTCCTCGATCCCGAATGCCACGCTCGGAAACAATCCGGACCTCTGCCAGATGGCGTGTCTGTGCTATCTGCCGCGCAGGATCGCGTCGGCGACTCGCATCAGGTGGCGTTATGTGCAGGGCGGCACCGCTGCGACCGGGAATTACGTGCTCGCGATTTTCGATGCAAGCGGCCGCAAGATCATCGACACGGGCAGCGTCGCGCTCACGGGCTCTACAGGCACCATCCAGAATCGATCTGAAACGATCGCCGCAACCACACTGGAAGCCGGCGCATACTATGCGTTCTTCGGGCTGGACCTGACGAATGCCGGAACGTTCAGCGGGCCGGGGATCGGCGTTGGGGCAGCGGCGGTTCCCAACACCGTGTTGTACAGCCTCACCGGTGGGGTGGTCGTGCCATCAGCGATCCTTGGATTCACGGACTTCAACACGACTGCGCAGAACGTCAACGGCGTTCCGATGATGGCTCTATCGGTTGGCTAGGTGTGGGCGAGATCCAAGCTCGCGAAGCGCATGATCGCGCGGCACATACGCCGGTGTACCGCAACCGTCGGGTTGTAGCCGTACGCGGTCTGCCAGTCGGTCACTACGTGCTCGCGGCGCCGATGGCCCTCGGGGTACAGCTTGAGCCGACAGGCGGCGTAGGCGTCCGCGAAGCGCTCGCTAGGGCACGCGGCCGACCAGCAATCCTCGCCCGTGCCCTGCTCCCATGGCGCGTCGACGCCGAGCAGCGGCGTGAGCGCGTTGCGCTCGGCGTCGTCGAGCAGCTCAGCGTCGAACAGGTGGCCCAGCTCGTGCTGACGGTCGAAGCGGTCAGCGCCGGGCGCGAGGTAGATCGCCTCCTGGTAGGCGTCCGCGCACGACCCGCCGACGTCGGGGCACTCGGCGTGAACGACCGTGACGCGCGGGGGCGTCGGGATGCCGTTCATTGTGGCGACGGCCGCCGCGGGGGCCGCGAGGGCAAGCGTCGCGACGAGCCCGATGAGGGCGAGATAGGCTGGGCGGTGCATGCGAGACATCCTCTCGTGTGCCACGGGCCGGGCCGCTCCAACGGCGCCGGCCCTCTTTTGGTCGTGCTAGGGGGTGGAATAGCGGGGCGCGCTGCTAAGCCGCATCGTTTGAGTCGCCCGGCGTTGAAAGGGCGACCCCCGCTATTCGGCCCGTAATGAGGACGACCGTACCACGCCGCAATTTGCGAGGCAACCCTCGCCCCTACTGATCGGCCTCGCGGAGAACTACCTGAATGCCGAACTGGACATTCGTACTAGCCGACAGCGCCGGCGGCAACCGCGCCGAGCTCGCGACTGCGACCGGCCGGACACTCAGCTTCCAGCGCAACAGCATCCCCGAAGCGAAGCTCACGATCAGCCACGAGGACCCCTCGGCCCCGGAGCTGTTCGCGGCGCTCGCCAACGGCATCCCGCACCTCAAGGCGTACCGCGACGGCGTGCTGCGCTTCAACGGCTACCTCGCGCCGTTCGACGAGGAACTCGAGGAGGACTGCAAGCTCAACCTCACGTTCCGCGGTCCGTTCGGCCGACTGCTCGGGGACGGCCAGTACCCGGGGCGCTTCACGGGGCTGAGCGCCGCGTTCGGCGCCGTGGACGCGGGTCAGATCGCGAAGACGCTGATCCAGGCGACCCCTAGCGTGGGAATCAGCACGACCGGCACGATCGAGCCGACGAAGGCGCGCGACCGCGACTACTCCTACGCGAACATCGGTGAAGCGATCGTGAATCTGACGCGCGTACGGGACGGCTTCGACTTCGAGGTCGCGCCGATCGATTCGGGCAGCCCGATCGGCCAGTTCAATATCTACGCGAGCCAGGGGGCTGATAGGACCGGCACGGTGCTGTTCCAGTACGGCCCGGAGACGCTCGCGAACGTCAGGACGGTGCGCCGGCAGACGCTGCCGCCTCGCAACGTGGCACGGATCCTAGGGGCGAACGGACTCGTCGGCAACGCCCGCGACGAGCCGTCGATCGACGCGTACGGCGAATGGTGGGTGCAGGAGCAGCTCACCGACATCTCAGAGCAGGCGACGCTCGACGATCGCGCCGCGGCCGCCCTGCGACCGACGCCCGTGAACGTCGTGAGCTTCAGCCCGGATCCCGCGCTCGCGCCGAGCCCGTGGGACGACTACTGGCTCGGCGATGCGGTGTCGTTCTACGGCCGGCGCGGCGCATTCGAGGAGAGCGTGACGATGCGGGTGAACAAGGTCGTCGTCGTGATCGATGACGAGGGGAACGAGACATTCGAGATCGAGG